GTTGGCTTCGTCAGAGCAAGCGATTTTGCCTTTCTTAAACGCAAGCGTGAGCTGGCGTACAAAGAAGAGCGCTTCGACATTGCAGTCCTCCTTCAGTTGACCCGAATCGTGAAAAACCAGTAAGTAGAGTCCCCGAAGAAACTTCGGAATCACTACAATATTAGAGTTCCTCTTCGAGAGAGGAAGCCCTGATAAATTGTACTGGCCGCATGACAAACACCTGTCAAAGTGTTTGCCAATCGCAGGAAGGTCCTCGAGAAAAACTCGAATACCTCTATGCGCCACGATTCTCTGGAGACGGTTGAGATCTCTCTCAAATTCGGCTCGCAGGGTCGGGAATGCGTGAGTAGCGTCCATAAGGATCGCTACCCACAAGTTCTGGAGTTCCGTGACATGGCACTTAGACATACGTGGATTAACTCCGCGAAATGTCCCATGCTGCCAGGAACCCCCCTTCCTCTCATGGAAAGGAGCTTTGGTAACGGAAACGGTAGCTACAAGCTACTGTGCCCTTCTCAATAGAAGGTGCTCCGAGACTACGACTCCCAACCATTCAAGCTTACCAAGAAGGCGTTCGCCGAAAGGATCATCAGATCCGCAACGGCGTCCGCCAACACGGTAGCGGTGTCACCCGGCTTGGTTTCGATCACAAAGTAGAACTTTCGTTCATACTGAGGAACGTCACCAGCAGCGAATACGGTCTGCACAACTTCGAAGTTGTGACGGAACGCTTCGTATGGGCGTGCATTGGTCGGACCCACTTTCGTGTGTCTGATCTTTGCGCGGTATTCGTCCAAGGTCGCCATGAGCAGATACTCAGAAGAGTATCCATCTTGGTTGATCTTGACGAGAACCTTGTCACCACCAGCTTGAGGAAGAGTAAGAGTGGAACCCAACATGGAACTTCTCCTAACAACGCGACAACCCAACGGCTTAAAGCCGCTGGGCGGCCAAAGCTGCTAGGATCGACCATTGCCCACCAGTGATGATGGGCAACTGAGGAACGGGAATGGGTAACGTAGGCGAGACAACAAATCTCTCCTTACGTATCGTCCTATAGTAATAGTCTTGACCCGCAAGGGCCGCGACTTGATCACTATCTGACGACTGTGTGTTAATTGTCACTACACGAATTGCTTCGGTAGTGCGCATATAACACACATTACTCCAGGTACAGCCAACTGTGTTGTTCGTGGCGGCTATGATTGTGCCGACATTAGCAAACCAGTCAACCAGCCAGGACCAGGGAGTTAACTCCCAAGCCGTGGCCAAAGCCTCATGACTCGTGATACCAAAAGTTAGACGCCACGCAAGCCTATCAAGCTCGCGAGCACCAACATTCGGTAACACGGAATTCGGTTGCAGTTTCCACTGCGCCGACCCCCATGCCTTTCGGGCATAGAAGAGTTTAGAGGTTCCTACGATCCAACATCCAGTAGTATCTATAAAGATATTAGTGGGTGAGTCGGAAAGTAGGGTCGTACCAAGAGATACCCTTCGCCGTAAGGTTTCACCTGCGCGAAGCTTATACAGCCAAGTAAGCCTGTCATTGACAGCCTTACGAAACCGT